TGAACAAACTGGAAAAATGCAAAAATACCAAATACCAAAAGGGGATTTAGCACCTGATAACAATGGTGATGGTATTCCTGACAATTTTGTACCAGTAGGCGACCCATATAGTTCTACAGATACAAAAGACATTTCTTCTGCATCTGCAAACGATATTAGAGCTGTTTTAGGTAGGATAAAAAATAAAGAATTAGGATTTATTCCCACAGGTGTTGTAAATACATTTAATATAGCAAATGATATTGCATCTGTTGCAGAACAAATAGGAAGAGTTAATCAGCTTGCAGGAACTCCAATAAATTCTGCTGCAAAAATAAATCAAGCAATAGAATTATTTAAAAAGAGTGGAGCTTTAATTGAAGGTAGCTGGATGGGTGTTGAAGAATCATATGATAGTAATAAGTTTACAAATTATATTCAAAACGAATTAACAGGGAAAACAAAAGAAAATGCAAAAATAACTAATTTATCCAATGGGAATATATTAATAACAGGTAAAGGTGATAAAGATGGTGAGTATCAAATACTTCCTGATGGAACTTATAAAAAGGTTAAATAAATATGGCATTGCCTGAAAAAAATATTTTTACTGCTGACGAGCTAGGAATTGCTCCACCTACTCAATCATCTGATACTTT